TGCTTTTTAAAATATATACAATAGGTGTTTTATTACTTCTTAATTCATAAACCCTATCTTTAATTTCCCATTTAGGTGTTTTATCTTCTTTTTTTGGTGGGGTAACCACTAAAGGTTCCTCAACAGCCACCTCTGCTATTTTCTTTTTTGCCATGATATAATATAATAAAAATTAAATATAAGGGGTATGGGTGCCGAAGCACCCGTCCCTTATGTTAAATATTAAGAGTTAAATAATACAAAGTTATTAGCTGCTTGTACTACTAAACATCTTTCTGATAAGTAGTGAACTTCCATTTTGTCATCACCAGTTGTAGATGCACCACCTACTGAACCAGTAATCCAAGATTTCATTCTTCTATCATCAGTTTCAGAAGCTCTATATCTTACGTGTAAGAAAGGTCTTCTGACGTTTTTACCTAATTGCTGATCATATACTGAAGATGTACCAGCTGGAATCATAATACCGCTTAAGCCTCCAACTAATCCTCTTGTAGATTTATCATTAAGATATTTCCAGTCAGATTTGTAAAAGTCATAAGAACCTCTTCTGAATCCAGAGAAACCTAAATTAAGTGCCATATCTTCTGAGTTTTCAAATACTCCGTAAGATAAACCGCCTGTAATATTTGGGTTTAATCCTGCTAGCATGTCATCAAAATAAAGATTTGCATCTCTATCTAAAAACAACATGTTTTCTTCAATTGATCCTTGCTTGTCTAATTCTTTTAATAAAAGATCAAACTCAGGAAGTTTATCTGCAGCAGGTGTAGCTGCATCAAATTGATTTGATGCTACAATACCTCTATTTTCAATAGCTGAGAATAAACCTTCAGATCCATCTGGTACAGCTGCGTCAGCACCTGAAGCAGATTTTTCAGCTTCTAGCATTACCATTTCTAGATAGTCTTCGTATCTAACTCTAGTATCGCCTTCTGCTTTTAAATACCATAAGTATCCATTTTGTCCAGATTCACCTGAAACTTCAACCCAACCGATTTGAGCTGTATCAGAACCATTAACTTCATAGTGATCTTTAATAATAATTGGCTTATTAGTAAAAGACTTAAAGCTAGGCTCTACAGCATCAGTCATGCTTGCAGTTCCTTTTGTAAATTCAGAACCATACACAAAGAATTTAATCGCTTGGTTATCAGTTGCAGCAATACCTGAGATATCATCTACGTTTTCAGCTTCGTAAGGCTTAATAGTTAAACCAGATGTTGAAGTTTCAACTCCAGCTGTAACATAAGCTTTAAATACTATGCTGTTAACAACTGCTACTACTGTTGCACCTTTTCTTACTGCGTGTGCTTCAGTTGTACCAGAGTCAATACCAGTGATAGCGTCGATTGCTCCTGTAACAGGATTAATTTCTCCGTTATATGCTAAGTGTAATCTACCTTGCTCAGACCAAATAACTTGATCAGAAGCCATAGGCATTTCAGCACCTACCATTCTTAAGAATGAAGATACAGTTCTATTTCCGTATCTTTCAACTTCTTGCTCGTATAATTCAGGTAAGTACTGTTGTGACCAGTTACCTCCACCTGAACCATGAAAATTTAAATAGTTAGAAGCCAATGTTGCTTTTACAGCACTTGGGCTAACTATACTTCCAGCCGCTGGGCCAGAAAATGAAACGTTTGTTGCCATTTTTTAAAAAGTTTTAGTAATTTTTTAATTTTAGTTTAAGTTTTGACGAATCGTCTCCGCTAATTACTCTCGCTTTTATACCACCAACTTCAACTTCTTGATGACTGGATCTAGGATCCATATTGATGTTTTTAGCAGATTTAACAGAAGCTTTAATAGCATCTGCCTTACCTTGCTCATAAAAATGATTTGCAATTGCATCAGCGTTCATCGCCGTAAACAAAGACTTATGGTAACCTGCAGCGTCGTTCATTTCATTTTTTTCATTCAAGAACCTCTTGACAAAATTATTGATGTCGCTCTGAGTCTCCTTCACCTCGTTCACATTTTTGATATTAAATCTATATCTTTTATCACCAACTTTATATTCAAAACCTTTGAATTGATTGTTAAATAAAGATTTAGTTTTATTATCGAACACATTCCTTTGGGTTTGTGTTATTTTTTCTTGCTCTGCACTTTCCTTATTGTATCTATTAAAAAAGTCCATTGCTTTTTGCTGTTCAGGTGTTAACCTTGATCCAGCTTTAATTTCTTTATAATAATTAGCTTTTTGTCCTTCAAGATGATTTTTTGCATTTGCAACCTCTTCTTTAAACGCTAATTTTTTTCTTTTAATATCTTTGGGCTCATCTATTTCTTCATCAAATGAAAATTTATCTTCAATTAAGAAGTTTATTTCATCTGCTGATAAATGAGGCTTAGATTTTGTGTAGTATTCGTGTAATAAAGACATGTCTTCAAACTTTTCGTAGTCTTTATTCAATGCTACATAATCTTCCAAAGTACCGCCTGTTTCATTAATAAACTTAACCAAGTCCATTATGTTTTCGGGATACTCTATTTCTTCTTTAATTTTTGCTTCTTCAACCTGCTCAACTTGCTCTTGTTCTTGTTCTGCAACCACTGTAGTCTCGTCAGTATTGGTTTCATCATCTGTTATTTCTTCTAATATTACTTCTTCTTCTTCTTTCTGTTCGGAAGACTCTTGTGATTCTGCTTGTGCTTCTTCGACCACTTCTCCGCTAGTTTCGGATTCGTCGCGTACAGAAACCTCATCTGTGCTTTGCTCTTGAACGGCATCTGTTTCTTGTTTAGGTTGTTCTTCAGTTACTGGTGGTTTTGAAAGGTCCACCTTGTACACACCTGATTCTTCATCAAATCCTGCATTTTTTTGTACAGCCTCCTCTTTTTCTTGTATAGATGGTTCATCAGCATCTATAACTTTTGCTTGAATTTCTTCTGCCATAATAAAATATTATAAAATTATACACTATATATATTACTTAGGTTCAAATGCACCTAAGCCAAAATCACCGCTTAATGTATCATTTCCAGCCGATTCAAATCGTTTGGGCGGTGTATTATTTTTTCTTTGCTCAATTAACTCACTTTGTTGACTAGCTTGAATTTTTGTTCTTTCATCTTTACGATCTTCTTTTTCATTCATATTAACTTTTTCAACATTTGTTTTAGCTTGAGTTAATTGTATATTAAAATTAAATTCTAAAGCCATTAATTGTTTTTTCATTTCAGCTTCGGCTTGTAACTTTGTCATTTCCATTTGACTTTTAGCTGATTCTAATTGTATTTTACTTTGAGTTAATGCTTGTTGTTTTTGTACTTCAGCTTGAGCTGCAACTTGTTGAGCCTGAGCATTTGCTTGAGCTTGAGCTTGAATATTTTGTTGTTGTATTTGCTGATCTCTTTGTATTTTCTTTTTTCTTCTTAGCTTTAATAATTGATTAGCAAGTTTTACATTTTTAATTTCTCTTATATCAATTGCATCTTCTAGTTCAATATTATTTTGCGCGATAGCAACTTGAATATTATTTTCAAGCATTTGCTTTTCTTCTTCATCTGGTGATAACTCGATAAATATACCAAAATCATATAAATACAATTCAGTTAGTTCATCTAAAGTTCCAACATTATGCGCACCAATGCTTTGAATAAACGCATTTCTTGTAGGAGAATATTCTAATACATCAGATATTCTTAATGATATTTTTTCTGCAATTTCTGCAGTTAAAAACAATCCACCTTGTAATATATGCCTTGTTGCTGTATTGCTATTAGCTGCTGCTAATTTTTGTACACCAACTAATGCGTTTTTATCAGGTGTGCTTCCATCTCTTGCTTCATTTAATCCAGTAGCGTCTCTAATCATTTGCATATAATAGTTATATGTACTAATTAGTTGTGCTAATTTATTTGCACCTGTATTATTATTTATTTCTTGAATAGGTACTTTACCTGGATTCATATCACCTTCAGATGTAAATGATCGACCAATAACAGAACCTGTTTGGAAAAACATATTTAATGCTTCTTGTGGATTATAATTTGTTCCATTACCTAAATCAATTTCAGCTAAACCATCCGCATCTAAATATACACCATCCGGTACCATTCTTGAAAGTACTTGTTGTATTTTTAAATGTGTTAATTGTATCATATCAGCAAAACCTGTAATTCTACTAACTAAAGATTCAATTCTACCATTATATACTCTTGGCGATACTAATGAATAATTTAATTTAACTTTATTAACATCACTTTTTTCTCTTAACATATTATCAGCAAGTTTCCACTCTAATAATATATTTGAGCCAGGTATAAATACACCTTCATATAATACTTCAATATTTTTAGCAATACGCTCAAATCTCAATTCACCATCAATAGGTGTTGCCATAAATGCATCAGATTTTTTAATAATTTTTTCTGCACCTGTAGCAGTTTCTTTTACTTTGTAAACTTCATTCATGTAAGTTTTATAATTAAAATACATGACTTGCACAGAATTATTATCTTTATTATTTACTTGCGTATTATATTTATTATAAGTATTATAATCTTGGCTTCCTTGTTGCGTAATCTTTTTTAAATCTTCATCTGTAAGATTTGGAAATTGCATTTTAAGATCATTAACATTTATATTTTTTATTTCACCAATATAATATATATCATCATAATATGGTGATTCAGAATATGAGTGTACTATGTTTGCAGGATCTACATATTCAATTTTAATACCTTCAGATTGTGTAAAGTTATTTTTAACACATCCAATACCTAATACAGTAAGATCATAAAATAATCTTTTTTTAGTTAATTCATATTTGTTTTGCTCAAATACAGTAGATATTGCTTGCTCCTCTGCTATTTCAATTGCTTGCTTATAATTAAGCTGCATATGTAATTGCAATTCTTCTTCATCATCTGGTAATTTTTCTTGTGGCATACTACCAAAATCAAATCCAAATTCATCTTTTATTTGTTGAGTAAAATCTTTTGTACGCATGTCCGCAAGTATATTTTCCATATACTCAGTTCTTTTAGAAACCCCGTGTGGATCCTGTGAATATGCTTTAATATCATATGTTCTTTCTGCAATACCATTTACAACTATATCAACAAACTTAGGTATAATTGGTACTGGTTTCCAATCTAAATTCAAATATGATAAATCTCCATTAATAGATAATTCATCTTTATATTTTTGAATAGATTGCTCTCCTCTTGCATATAATCTTAATTTATGATATTGATTTTGATTTACAAAAAATCTATTTACGCCTCTGTCTTTCTTAAACCATTCATTTTCTATAGCTCTAGCTACTTTCAAACCATAATCTTGTGATAGTTTTTCGTCGTCGCTAGCTGTTTGGCTTGGGAAGTAACTTTTTAAAACGGACTCAGCCATAGTTTTATTTTATTATTTTTGATAAATTTCCTTTATTTTCGTATCGTGCAAAGCTAATATTAACTTTTGATTTTTGTCTTTCAGCATGTGGCCTGTATAAATGCCTATTACACGCCATAATTGCTAATCCTGAACTAATAGCGGCGTCAAATTTTGTTCTCTTGTTTATATCAAATTTAGCCCAATCATTAAGTGTGTCATTAAAATATATATCACCATAAGTACCATCAGACTTAATCCCAACGTGAGAATTTATATATGTTTCTATTGCAGCAGCATGCGCTTGCCTTACATCTTCACTTGAGTTTGGTATACCACCTATTTCTTTTTCTGTAGTTGATAATTTATTCCAAGCTCTGTCAGGTCTATTCATTGAATAATCTCTATATCCTCTTCTTCTTAAATAGTATAATAATCTTGGTTTGTTATTTTCACACAATATTGGCATTCCATAAAATACTAATGCCATTAATACATCTTCAAAAAACATTTCAGCGGTTTGTGGTCTTGCAATATATTCTAAAAAGAACCTGTTCGGTGGCACGTTTTCCATACTAAATTTAGTAAGACCGTGTAATGCACCTTTAGATCCTTTACCATCGGTAGTGCCGGATATATCGTAGCTATCGCAGCCAAATGCACCCATGTGTTCGTTTCCAGGATATTTATTACCATTTTTTTTATTTATATTATTTTGCAAATTAATACCTGGTACCCAACTTATTTTAAATCTTCCATTAGGATTTGGTATAAATTGGACCTTTGTATCTTTAATACCGTTCTGCCACGAAAAAGATCCAACAGTAATACTACTTTCCGCTGTAGCTTCGTCATTAAAATCAATCTGTTCGTAAATCTTAGCAAGATTAAATATGCTATTTTTAGTTTCATCTCTAAAAGCATGTTCTTCAGTCCTTGGAAATTGTCTATAAAATTCATTTAAACCGTCTTGATCGCCTTTTAAACCTTCAACTTCATTTTCCCAGTGTTCGATGACACCAACGTCAATGTATTGTCCATAGCTGTCTTCAACCGGCTCTTCGGGAGTATTGAATACAGGTATTCCATAAGAATCAATGAATCCTTCGAAGTTCCATTCCATAGGTATGAACAAACTATATAATCCTGAGCGAGTCTGTCCATTGCGGTTTCTTTTTGTAACATCTGAATCATTATATAGTTTTTTAAAGTTTTCACCACCTTTGTCTAATGAGTTACTTGTTGAACCCATCATACATTTACCAATAACTCTACTTCCTAATCTTAACGTGGTTTTCGTGACACGCCAGTTGTTGAGTATGTTCTCGGGTCTCTCCCATTTACCTGCTTCATCGTGGATAAGTAAGGAAAGTTTTTCACCGTCGTATGAGTTGTTCCCTGTATTTTTCCAGTCGATTGTAGTATCCAACCCTGAGAGCTCCTCGGTCCTTTGGTTTGTGAGTATGCTCTTTTTTGTAAATTTACTTGCGGGTACACGATAAGCCAATTCAGTCTTAGGTCTATCCATTCCATCCTGTATGGGTTTAAAAAAGAATGGGTAATTAACGGATATTGGAACGACCTTATCTGTAAACATTTTTTTTGCGTCAGCACCAGATTTGGATAATATCCCAAACCTAGAGTCTGAAGAGATGGTAGCTTGGTTAACAGTCTCTGCTGATGCCATGAATGAAAAGCCACTCCGTCTATTTTTGAGGTAGCACATTCCGTAGCATCTTGTATCTGCTTTGCAAGCTTCCCAGAATATAAAGAATAATCTATTTGCTTCTCTGAAGTCTGGAGCACCCACGTCGATTTTAGTCCACTGCAAGTACATATAATGAGACCCAGTAATATAAGTAGGAATATCTTTGTTATAGAACCAATAACCTTCATCACGTTTGGTAAATTCTGTATCAATATATGCATTCCACTTATTTTTAAATTCACTTGGTAAATCTTTCCAATCAAATATCGTTTTTAACTTTGAAAGTTCTTTTGGATATTCTATTTTACTCCATTTATTATTTTCTTTATTTAAGCTTTTCGGTGTAGGGGGCAATGCTATTTTTAAATTTTGTATATCATATATCTCACCAATTTGCCCAGTATGACTAATAACAACCACGTCATGGTCTTTATCGTATCCATATTTCCACTTTTTTGCTTTATTAAGCCTTTTAATCGTATTAATTTTTATAGGCTCTATAATGCGATATAATGATTGCTCGTACATTACTTAGATCTTCTTTCAGCAAAGCCTTTAAACGACCTTGGTTTTTCTTCTATGTTTTTACCCTCAAGTAATGCGTTTTCAACTTCTATTCTATTTAAAATCTCGAATGCATCGAATATTGCAAGCTTTTTAGTGGCTGCAGCGTTCTTGAGTCTATCGGCTGAAACATCATCATCAGTTTCAACAATCGGTTCTTTTGCAACTTTAACAAGTTCTTTGACTGCCTCATAACCAGCTCGGATTATATTCTGTTTCTGTTCCTTGACGTTCATACTTAATAGATATTGAATTTGTTGGCACTCTGTACATTCTTTCACCATCAACAATAAATTCATATTCACTGCTTGGTGTAAAACCAATTAAATCTTCTTTATTAATATCTTTAAGTTCTTTATCAACATATTTTATAATTCCACGTAGTGGAACTTCATTTTCATTTAATAATATATTATTAGATACAATTGGTTTAATAAAACAAAAACCTTTTGGCGCTTGCCAATTCATGTTTCGTTTATATAAAAATATTTGATCTGATGTTACAAAGTATTCGTCTTCTTTATAATAGCTTCTGCTATTTTTTTCTTCTCCACGAATATCATACCATCTTCTAAAAACATTGTGATGTACAATAACTTCATCACCAACTTGTATTTCAGTTTTTTGTGATTTAGGTATTGCTGTCACTATTCCAATACGACTAACATATCGGTAATCAGAAATTTCTGTATTTAACAAAAGTTCCTTGCCATCAATATATTTTTTATTATCGTATCTTTCGTTTTTAGGTTTAACTATGAAGTTAAATAAACTTTGCATTAATATTCTAAGTTATATTCAACGGCTATAGCCATATTCTTATTAAAATCTTTCCACGGTAATACTTCGTTATTTTTTTTAATATAAATAGAAAATTTATCTGATTCTTCTATAATATCGCATATTGTATGGCCGCCATAAACTTCTTGGCCAACAGCATAATGCATAGCGTCATTTTTATAGTCTCTACCTATACTAATTTTTCTTACCAGTGACATAATTTTATTTTACTACTTCGGGTTCTACAACTTCTTCTTCTTCGATTGGTTTATAGGTTCCGTCTTGGATATTAATAGAAACTTTTCCATATTTTTCTTCAAGTTTAGTTTGGAATTTGTTTAAATCAGATTGAACCTCAGCAGCAACATGATTAATCTGATGCTTTTGTAATTCAAGGTTTCCAATTTGCGTTGCAGCGTTATTTAGTTTTCCTACATAACCCTGCAATTCTTCTAATTGTTCTTGGGTAATTTTGTTTTCACTCATGGTTTTTAAAATTAAATTATTAAATTATATTTACTTATTTATTATTATTACTTATTTTACTGGTTTTCTAACTTATTCTGTTTCTTCAACCACTGGTTGTTCAATAACCGGTGCAAAAGGGGTATGATAAGTTGTTTCTGTTGGAGTGATTAATTTTTCAATTTGAGAATCTAATCCTGCTTTCATTGATTCAACATCCAATCCGCCTTCTAACCAGCCAATTACCATTTCTTCTGTAAGATCTTCGTAAGCGGTGAAGCTATCCGCATCGTATTCTACTCCGTGAGTTCCAATAGAACTTGCTGAGTGTTCTCCAGTTT